ATTAAATTCTTCTCATCTAACAGTCCACCCTCATCATTATTTTGGGTGTCGTCTTTCAAAGATTCTAAGATAACTTTTTTAGTTTTTCTCTTTAGTTTCGAAAGAGATGCGTCCATCCTTTGTTGTTCTTCATACGCAAGTGGCGACATCTTGTGTTTACTGTATGTATTCGTTGCTTTCGGTCTATTTGACTTGTTTCCAAGTGGGTCTCTACCAAACGGGTCATCATCAGTTTTATATGTTCCTGAATGTTTTGGTCTACCTGCTCCTTCAAATCCCCCTTCAGGTGCTCCACCTTTATTTTCACCGAATCCACCTTCACCTTCACCTTCACCATTTTGTTGTATCATAGCAAGGTCATGTGGTGTTCCGAATGACTCACCTGATTTAACAGGGTCATTACCTTCAGATTCTATTTGTTCGTGTCTAAATCCTAACTTAATATCTCTAATAACTTTAGCTTGTTCAGTCTTCCACTCATCGTCAGACATATTGAATATATTTTTGTACATCCATTCTTGAGAAACCATTTTCAAATCTTTCATGTCACTAACAAGTGATACTTTTTCAGACCAAAGATTTGCTTTTTCTTGTTCGTATATAATAGATGGGTTAGTAAGTTCTAATTCAAAGTTAACCAAGTCTGCGTTTTCATATCCTTGTGAATATAAATGAACAATTGCGATTTTAGTTAATTCTGAAAGAATAATCTTTTGTAATCTTTCAACAGTTCTTGCGAATCTAATATCCTCTTGTGCAAGAGTTGCTTTACCTTCAACACCTTCTTCATATCCAATAAATGCTTTTGGAACTTTAAGTGCTGCCATCATTCTGTTTCTTAGGTATTCAATATCATCAATACCACCAAATTCCATTCCTTGTAAAGAATCAATCTCAGTACCACTTTGACCACCTCTTACAGGTAAGTAATAATCTTCTAACATATTCATAAGATTAAACTTAAGATTGTAATCACCTGTATTTTGGTCGAGGTAAGGGACTTTTTTCATTTGGTCAATAATACTTCTCATATGATTATCGACTTCGTTAGGTGGAATGTTACCTACATCAATTTTAAATATTCTTTTTTCAGGTGCTCTCATAATTCTATGAATCATCATCGCGTCTTCCATAAGAGTTAACTGTTTCCAAGTCTTTCTTGCACCTTCTAATAGTGAACGACCATATGGTAAAAAGTTTGTATCTGCCATAAGTCTAAAATGTGCTACTTGATAAAATTCAAAGTAGTCATCGGGTCTATTAGCTGCAACACCATGTGCGGCTCCCGCAGCACCTAACTTAAATCTAACTTCATACGGATTCTCAGGATTGAATCCTTCCTCTCTTTCAAGTTCATATGCCGACAGTGGTGAAGCATTAACAATACCTACTCCCTCTTCTATATCTAAATGTAAGAAGTAATCACCATATTTGTTCATACCTCTAATCCAAGACCAAAGGTTAAACTCAATGTTTAATACATCATAGAAAAGGTTGTGTAATATCTTTTTTATATTTTCGTCATTACTCTTGATTCTTAAAACATCACCCATATCATTTTTAAGGGTACATTCATCTGAGTAAATATCTAATACAGATGCGATGATTGAATCTTTATCCATCGCTTCATAATCTGTATATAGTTCTAATTTATTTGAATGGTAGTTAAACTGATTGTTATATGTTTCCCAATGTCTTCGTGTGGTATGTAATCTACCAAATCTATCGTAATAAGAAGAACCTCTAAGATTACCCTGAGATTGTAATCTCTGAGTGTCAATAGTTTGTGTTCTACCTTTACCGATTCTACGAACTACAACTTGAGTGTTAAATAGTTTTTTTAATCTACCAAATAATGATTTATCTGCCATAATTATGTTTTCTAATTATATTGTATACGTCTACAATCTATAAATATACAAAAAAAATAGTTTATATCCAAATTTTATAGTAACCAAGTTAAATCTTGGTCTTTTCCGTGTATATCTTTCTGTTTCCACGGGTCATGACCGAGGTTACGATTACTATAGACGCCTGGTTGGTTCTTCTTAATATGGGTCAATGTTGTTCTTGTTAAATCCATTCCCTGTTGTCTAAGTTTAAGTGCGGTATCTCTTACCCACAAACCTGTTGAGAACGATATAACTAAGTCATCATTATACCCTCTTTGTGCTTCTGCACGTGAACCATTCCATATAAATACAAATAATTCGTCTATTAATCTTTTTGAACGAATTATTGGTGTTCTTTCTCTCATATATGTATCTAACTTAGATATAACAAGTGGTCTTGTTCTTGATGTCATGGAAAATCCAGGCACCATATCGTCTTTTCTTTTCAAGTCCCACCCTTTTCTTAAATGAATATCTTCATCAATATATCCAAGTTCTCTATATGAATAATATAGGTTTTGATAATTTCTATCAATAACCTCTTGTATAACTGCCCATCCAATATTTGCGTTTTCAATAACTAACATCGCATTGTTCCATTCACTTGCGATAGATGTTAAAAATGCACCATATTGTTTGGTTTCAATCTTTCCTTTATATTCTGCTACTTGTTCCACATTCTCAACATCAAAAACATGAAACGCAGAGTAGTCTGTAGAGTCACCTCTTGCAACGTCTGCTACTACTACATAATCTTTTGTATAGTTAGGATAATCCCATAACCAATAGTTACCATCAAATCCTCTTTTTTCAATAGGGTCTTTTACATGCGTTTCTTCATACCACTGTAATGTTGAACCTTCGACAACTGTATAACCTGATGATATAAAGTCACAATCACATTCCTGTGCCGCTCCCTTTTCACCTAAAAGTTTTGTTTGTTCTTCTCTCCATTGTTTATTTCTTTCAGGATGTACACTCCAATGTAACTCTATTGGATTCCATTGGTCACCACTTGTTCCTTGTAACCAAACTTTGTGAAACCAATTACCAACACCATTTGGAGTTGACAATACAATTGCACCACCACCTGTTGATAACGTAGATTGAGATGCTGTCCAAATTGACTCTACATTATCAATAAACGCTGCTTCATCAATTACCAATAGTGATAATGCTTCAGAACGACCTGCGTCACCTGCTGCAGATGTTGCTTTTATTTGAGAACCGTTTTTAAGTCTTAGTGATAGTTTGTTGTCTTCTTCTGTTCCACCTCTTAACCATGATGGTAAGTTTTGGTGCATGAATCTAACCTTTGTTACAAGGTTTTTTGCTACTTCTTGTTTTGTTGCGATTACAAGAACATTTTTGTCTTCGTGAAATAACATCAACCAAAGGGAATAACCTGCTGATAGTGTTGATATACCTAACTGTCTTGATTTTAGAATAACATTAAATCTGTTTTCTCTAAAATCTCCCATTAAGTTTTCTTGGAAGTCGTATAAATTGAAAAGTATTTTTCCCCGAGATGGATGTTGAATATAGCAGTACTTTTTGAAAAAGTATACGGGGTTTTTAGCACATTTAATGTACTCTTCTTTTATGATTTGTTTTAGAGGTTTGGTCATACATCTACTTTTTATCCTTCTTGAATCTTATTCTCCAATACATTCTACCTGTTATGATTGGTTGAAGGTTTTCATTTACCCCAAGTCCTAAACCATAAACATTATCTGATTTAGATTTGTAAAGAAGGTCTCCTGATAAAAAGTTTATTTGTCTTTTATTACCACCAATACTAACACCACCAAAAAACTTTGCTTTGTTTAAGTAAATGTCGTTTGTAATTGTGGTTGTTGGTATCAATACTTGTGAATCGAAGTTTCTACTAAATATTTTGTTTTGGGTAATTGTATCTATGATAGTGATATAACCTAATGAGTCTAATTTTAAAGTATCTTTATAGACATATTTACTGTAGTAATCTTTTAGGATTTCAAGAGTGTCTATTTTAGATTTTAACACAACGGTATCGGTAACTGTATTAGTTACAACACGAGTGGTATACTTTGGAACGTAGACTTTTTTTTCTACTTCCAAAGTATCATATCTCGTTTCAATTTTTGTTACAATTTTTTCCACCTCACTTACATCAGATGGACCACCACAAGTTTTCATTAAAACTAAAATGATGAGAACAAAAATTACAAGAGTTTGTATATTACTTACAAACTTTTTCATACAGATTCTCCTATCCCGTTAGGGGTTTATTTTTTAGAACCTCTACCTCTACCTGAACCTGAACCTGAAGATTTTCTTCCTCGTCCTTTACCTGAACCTGAAGATTTTCTTCCTCTTCCTTTACCTGAACCTGAAGATTTCTTAGCACCGTATCCCTTTGGACTACCTGCTTTTGAATTTCCTGATGAAGGTTTTCTTCCTTTTCTTTTGGTTCCTTTTGTCGCGTTTACAACATCTTTAGTTTGTTTACCAACTTCTTTGATTGCATCTTTGACATCACCAAGTTCTTCTTTAACTCTCTTGGCTCTTCTTTTGACCTCAGACTTAACTGCAGTCGCCTTTTCTTTTACGTCTTCAACAGCGTCTTCAACTTCGTCAGGAATATAATCCCCGTCTCTATCATTGATTTTACCTGTTTTGTAAAAGTAATAGTATACTCCCGCTCCCGCGACCAATATACCTAAAATAATTAAGAATGTTACCATAATTTACCTATTTTAAAAATTATTGTTGTTAATATAAATATGAAAAAAAAATTAATTAGTTACTTTTGGTATATCTCTACAATATTCTTCCAACTTTTCCAATATATCAAAATGTGTTTTAGGATGATTTTGGTCTATTTCAAACGAAAGTGACTCTATTACACTTTTTTTGATTCCATCCCACGCTTCATATCTTTCTTTTTCATAAAATGTCTTTGCACCCCATAGATGAAAAACATTATTGTTCATTTCTTGTAGTATCACATCTTGACTCATATTATGCATTTGGTGCATAAATCTAAACGGTGTAGCAAGTGAATCTGATAGTGAAACAGTTTTTATGTTGTATTGGTCAATATTACTTCCGATTGGATTAAAGTTTTCTAAATAAACCATCGCAGGTAATAACCATTGTTCTGCTGTAACTTGTGGTCCGTATTGATGAAGGTAATTTAGTTCATCTCTTTTTATGACCGTACCTTTATTGTTAGTAACAAATTCAAAATACCTCTTTACATATTTTTTACAAAACTGTATATTATTAAATCCTAATATAGCACAATTAAAAGGTAGTGTATTTGCAAATCCGATTAATTCATCATCAGACCATTCAAAACCTTTTGGTTTAGAAATTAAAGTAGGAAATGGATATTGTGCTGGAGTTTCAGGATGAAAAAAGAAAATATCTAAATTTTTATCACCTAAGTTTTCTACCAATGGTAAATGTACTACCATATCTACATCCACCATTACGAAAGGTTCTTTTTGTACTTCCATAACACACATTTTGGGAGTTGCCCAAAACATATCGTAGTTTATTTTACTACTATCAAAGTTATCAAGAACTTCAGTATCGACTTCATCATAAACTTTTAAAATATCAAACTCATCATATAACTTTTTAGTTTCTGAATCTGTATAAAAAATTACTTTTGAATTTGGATTTAATCGTTTTAACTTTAAAACACTTAAAAATTGTGTGAGTAGTGTAAGGTCGTCCAACTTGTCAGTCTTCTTACACTGATAGGTTTGTATAATGTTCATAACTAATTAACTTTATATTATATAAATATGAAAATAAATTTAATGAATGTA